ACGGTTCAGCGAGTAATCCGTGTACAGGATCTCGTCGGTGAGCGTCTGGCCCGAGTGGACGAACGCCGAGGTGCGGCCGGTCTGAGACGCCGCCAGCGTGCGGTAGTTCTTGAACACCGCGTGGCTGAGGCTCGCCGCATCGTTGAACGTGCCGTTGAGCGTGACGGACAGATCAGCGAGCAGGTGGATGCGCTCGAAGCCCGAGCTGTTTACCCCCGTCACGTCTTGCACGCCGGATGGCATGGAGATCGTCGTGGAGTTCACATCAGCGGTGACCGCCTGACCAGAACCCGAGCTGTCATCGACAGTGATCGTGAGGCCCATGCCCGATTCTTTCGCCATCTCTCTATCCCTTCGCTATGATTCGCTGAGCGCGATATGCCGTATCGTTGAAGTCTTCGTTGAATCCCAGCGGCGTGTGTACCCGCTGCCGATCGCGTGCATCGTGGACGAACACCACCTCCCGATCCTTGTGCACCCGGAAGCACTGCTGGCCCGGCGGGAAGACGAACAGCAGCATGCCCGGCGGGGTGCGCTTCACGAGTGCCCTGAGCGGCGCCATGTCGACGCCCAGCGCCGTTCCGTGGAGGGACAGGTACTCGGCGGCGTCCTCGCTGCGTAGCTCGACGTAGCGCCGCCCTGAGTCATTCTTGATGTGGTCGGCGGCCTTGACGTGCTTCGCGTCCTCCGGGTCCAGCACGATGGCCCAGCCCCGCGCCTGCTGCTGGCAGTTCGCGTTAGCACAGGTCATGCGGAGATAGTCGTGCCCGAGCAGCCCGATGCGGAATCGCTGGAGGTGCTTGGGCATGTCGAGCATCAGACGACCACCGGGTAGCGCGTCGCACAGACAGCGAAGATGGCGTTGGAGAATGTCCCCGTCGTCACGACGCGCAGGTATTCCTCGACCGACGTGGTGAGGGCGGCCGTGCCCTTGCGCTCGAACGTCACACCCGTTGCAGCGGTGAAGGTGATGAGGTCGGCGAACGCATCCCCGCCCCCATCATCGGAGCTCTGCTGCACCTTGACCGTCACGCTCGTGCCGGTGAACGCGAACACCTGGAGGTAGACCGCCAGCCCGAAGGCCGTGGCTCCGGCTTCGATGGCCTGGAAGCTGGCGCCGTTAGTGGCCGAGCCGTCCGTGCGCTTCCCAGCGGTCAGCATCTCGCAGTAGTCCAGCCCGTTCGCGTTGGCGAGGAACTGCGAGGCCATCGTCAATCCGCCGTCAGCCCCCCACGCGGGATCGTAGTTGATCTGCTTCGCGGTGAGCCCCGCCGCCGCGTTGCCAATCGTCGAGCCGTGGAAGTAGGTGACGATCTGATCGGTTGAAACCTTCGGCGAGAGCGAGAGGTGCTGCTGCCCTGCGGCCTTGTTCCAGAAGCTGTTGAAGTTGATCTCGCCATCGAAGCGCGTGTGGATGCGCTCATGCCCCTCGGCGTTGATAGCCGTGACATCTAGCACCTCGGACGGCGCGCCAATGCGGGTGATGGCGCCCACGTCGCCCGAGAGATCGACGCCGGCCACGAATAGCTGATCGGCGAACCCGGCCTGCTTAGCCATCAATCACCTCGAACTTCCCAGAAGCGAGCCCGAGCTCAATGTTGAGGTGAGGCGGGGGCTCGAACTTATCGCCGACCTTCCACTCGTACCACTGCTCATAGAGCGGGCTCGCGGGGTCGGGTGACTGGCGCAGGGAAAGACCACTGAGTGCCTTGAGCCTCACCGGCCTGTCCTTCTTTATCGGCATCTCAGACTCCCTACGCCACCAGCGTCGTCGTGGGATCGACAATCAAGGGGATCTCGATCGTCGCTATATGATACGGGGACTCGGCCACTTCCTCCTCGACGAATGCCCACGTCAGCCCTGACCCATACTGGCCCATCAGGTCGATGTTCCGACACCCACCGCCGAGCGTGAAGTCGCCGTAGAGCTTGTCCTTGAACCGCTCCGTGATGTCCACCATATCCAGCTCGCGCGCCTCAGCCCCGTCCGTGTACTGCGCGCGATAGATCCGAACGCTCGCCACATGACGCTCGACGGTCGCGTTCAGCACGCTATCGACCACGCTCGCGGGCTCGGCAACAATCCGCGCGCTCGGCCCCTCGGGCTGCACCCCGGTCGGGCGGCCGATGTTGACCTCGGTGAACACGGCCACGCCCTCGGCATCCACCACCGACTCCAGATGCGTCTTGATCACGCCCATCACCGTCTTGAAGTCGAACGCCATCAGCGCCCCCCGAGCTGCCGCGCGATGTCGGCCCCGAGCCTGCGCGCCTCAGCGCCGGCCGTCGCATCCGTGCGCGCGTGGGCGATGGACCACACCTGATAGCCACGGAAGCGCGTGCGCCGCGTGAACCGCTCGCCGCCATCCTCCAGCCACCCCCCGATCATCGGGTTGTTGCTGAACACGAGCGCGGTGTTGCGGATGCGCTTGCGCTTGATGGTGCGGCGGTAGGCGCCCGAGTCCTTGCCGTGGCCCTTCGTGAGCTGCGCCTTCACCTCGCGCTTGGCATGCTCGGCCACGCGGGCCAGTAGCTTGTTCTGCGCACCCCTGATCGTGGTCGTGACGTTCTTCGCGAACAGGGGGCCACTCAGCTCGACTGCGATCTTGTCAGCCATCAGGCAACCACCGGAATCCGCGCGCCGTACTCCTGCTCGATGACGTAGGAGAGCTGACGGGCGCTTTGCGGCGACAGCGCAGATTCGATGTCGAGCGACGGGCCGCCGTGGTGCGCCTCGATAAGCTCGCGGGTGATGAGCGCCACGCGATCCTTGATGGCCGTGGGCGTCGTCGCCCAGCCCCAGTCGCCCGTGATCTTCACCGCGCCTTCGTAGTTGGGCCACGCGGTAATGGTCGCGCCGGTGATGTTGCGGAGCCGAATGTGCGTGAAGGGCTCTAGGAACTGCGCCGCATTGACCGGCTCGCCCTGCACCCACGCATCATCGAAGTCGAGCGTGTAGTCATCCCACACGCCATCCGCGTCGTCGTCGATGAGCAGCAGGTCAGCCGTGGTGGTGCGGAGGTAGTACTGGAGCCCGTGCGACCGCAGCCGCAGGATTGCGCCGCCCACGCTGTCGAACGTGAAGGTGAGCGCGGTCTGAGGCACGAGCATGCCGGGGGCGATGCGCGCTCGCTTCTCGATAAGGCGTGTCATCCCCAGCAGCAGCCCAGCCACCTCGGTGTCCTTCGCCGGGTTGGTGCGCCCCACTAGCGAGCGGTACTCATCCACGTCGATGATCGGGGTGGTGAGATCAATCGCCACTAGACACCCCCCTCGGGCGCCGCACCCGGCGCGCCCACATTCAGCGGGACGTAGTAGCGGTCACCGTCCGCGCCGATGGGCGGCATGTCCTCGAAGCCGAGGATGGTGTTTGCGTTGAGCACGCCCATGTTCCACAAGACGCGGTAGAACTCAGCGCGGTCCTTCGGCGAGCCGCGCAGGAGCCCCTTCACGTCGAACTTCATGCGGTAGTCGGTGCCCGCCAGCAGCGCCGAATCAACCGCATGCTCGATCTTCGCCAGCCACGGGGTCAGCGTGTAAACGGCGAATCCTTTCGTCTGCTCCTCGATCCCCGTTCCCCAGCTCGTGGACTTCTCCACGTCGCTGACCATGTGCGGGGGCACGCGGTAGAGCGTCGCGATCTTGCTGTCGCTGTACTTCATCTGCTCAAGGAACTGGAGCTCGACGGGCGGGATGGCGACGCTGTGATACTTGGCGCCGGCCGTCAGGATGCCCGTTCGCCCCGCCTTCGATGGGCCAGCGTTCATGCGCTGGAAGTTCTCCCACAGCTCCTTCGCGTCATCCTCGTCCAGCCCCTCGGGCACCTCGATAAGCCCGCTCATGTGCGTGCCATCGCCGAGGAATCGAGCAGCATGCTGCTCCGCAGAGAGGCCCAGCCCCACCGCCTCCATCGCCTGCTTGATGGGCGACATACCCTCGATGCGACCGGGAAGCGTCAGCGCAGGGATGTGCAACATCTCGGGCGGCTGCCCTGGGACGTTGACCACCTTGCGGAAGTCGAACACATCGAAGCTGAGCCCCAGCCGCCCATCGGGAAGCTTGATGCGCTCCACCAGCGACACGCGCTCCGGGTCGATGGGCCACACCTCGACCACATCGCCACGGCCGTTGCGGCGCAAGTAGCCGTAGAAGTTGCCCCACAGCAGGAGGCTGAGCATCAGGGACTCGTAGAAGGCCACGCGCGACTGGTCGGCGTTCGGCCTGTCCCAAAGCGCCTGCACGCTCGGCGGCTGCTGTGGGGTGCGGGTGTCGTCGCCGCGAAGGACGAAGCGCACCGGGAGCACCGCGATGGTCTGCGCGATGAGCGAGGTGGCAGCGTAGACAGCGACGGAGGTGGTGGCAGACTCGGGGCTCACCCGCACGCCCGCGACGGTGGTAAGCCCCGTGGTCAGCGCCAGCCGGGGGCTCGTCGTGCCGACGATCTGAAGCCCCTTGCGGAAGGCCCGCCCGAGTACGGGCATCTAGACCGCCTTCGGCGGGGAGCACCTGGAGCAGAGATGCACGCGGCCCAGCACCTTGATCTGACCCTCGCCCTGGCAGCGCCAGCAGACCTCGACGGGCTCAGCCACGAGGCTCTTGTCCTCAGCGCCACGCTTCACGAGGGCTCCCTAGACATAGACGAACGAGCCCTCGAAGACGACCAGCACCACGAACTCCGCTGAGTTGACGGACTGGTTCGTGACGTTGAGCGTCAACACGTTCTCGCTCGTCACCTCGGGGTTCGTTGACGTGCCCGAGTAGACGATCGACACGCGCTCGGTGGTCGACGTGTGGCGGTTGGCCCCGAGAGCCTGCAACACGTCGTAGCCGTTCTCGTTGGTGAGCGTAAGATCGTAGTTCGCCGTGGGCGCTGGAGTGCCGGGGTTCGTCTCCAGCGCGACGATGCGCCCGCTGAACTGCCCCACGATGGCCGTGGCCGGCACGGTGCCATCCGCTGCATCGCCCACGCACGTCAACACAACGGCCTTGATAGGCCCCTCGCGGTGCAGCGTCTCGACTACCGTGCCGGCCATGCCTTAGCTCCTCGCCCTGCCGCGCCGCCCGCCACTACCGGTTTCAACCGGCGCGGGCGCTGACGGCGCTGCCACGGCCTCTACCGGCGCTTCCACCGGGGCGTTGGCCGTGATGACGATGTGCCCGCCATTCGCGGCCGACACCGTGTAGCTCCATGTCTCGTCGTTCGCCTCGCAGAGCGCCGTGATAGCGTCCCGCAACTGCGAGCGACGACCCTTCTCGCTGGTGCCCATTAGGTGAACGCCGCCATCGGCATGACGCGGTACCAGAGGCGCACGGAAATAGTGCCCGTCCCGGTCGTCCACTCGGCGGCCCCGTTGTTGTCGATCATGATCGCCGCCGTCTCCGGCACGACGCCCGTCGCGTCGAGCGAGTCATAGAGCGCCGCATCCGCCGACGCCTCGGCCAGCGTGGTGCACTGCGCCTCGGAGCCGATCTCGGCAATCTCCGAACCGGCGAGGTAGAGCAGCGCCAGTTGGTCAGAGTTGTTGGTCTGCACGTAGTCCGTGCCGATGTGGTCGTGGTAGAGGAACACCCCGACCGGGACGGTGGCGTAGCCCGTGGGCGGCGCTGCCAAGACTTCGATGTTCGTCGCCCGCAAGGCAAGGATCTGCGCCGTCGTGAGCTGCGTGTCGTGGTGGTAGACGCGATCCGATTCGACGATGCTGCCGGGGCGAATCACGTCCGCTGGGTTTGTCATCGTTGCGCTGTCCTTTCGTCGTCAGGCTGTGGGGGCTGGTCACTCATGGGGGGATGAGCGACCAGCCCCGGTGTGCCTGCTAGACTCTCACGTCCGCCCAATGCAGTGCGGTGTGGTCTGACGGTGATAGCACCATCAGATTCTCGGGCCTGTTGTCCGCTCGGTCGCGGTTGATGTGATGCACCTGCTCGTTGTGCGCGAGCGGGCGCCCCAACTCTTGCTCCATCACCAGTCGATGCTCCAACAGTCGGCGCATCTTCCCGGTGCTGTAGTCGTACACGAGTATGTAGCCGTCTTTTCGGACTGACCGATACGTCGCGCCGCGATACTGCGAACCCCGCATGGCCTCGTACTTGCACTTGTTCGAGCAGTACCGGCCCTGCCGACGTTTCGCATCCTTCTCCATCCATGCCGGAACGTAGATTGCAGTCCCGCACGTAAGGCACTTCCGAGTGCTCCCCGTACGAGCGAGCGGCGGGGCGCAGTGGTAGCACCGCCGCCGCTTGCCGTACGGGCGCGAGCAGGTAGGACATTGGGACATTTGCAACTCCTTGCATGTGCCCCTCCATTCTACCTGCTAACCGCCTGCTATTACTAGCACTCAGACGCCGGTCACCTTCGTGAAAGCGTCCTCCCGCAGCACCGCGAGGGTGGCGCGAATGTCGGCCTTGATGACCTGCACGTTCTGGAGGAAGTAGCTCGCCTCCTCAGAACTGATCTTGATGTCCACGCCGCCCTTGACCGGGACACGCGCGAACCGGGCGAAGCCGCCCAGCAGGATCGTGTTCTCCGTCTCGTGGGTCGTCACGAGCACGGGCAGGCCCCACAGCCGCAGCACGTCGCTGTCGGCCGGCGAGCCCAGGATGAACACGCCGTCTCCCGTGGTGGTCGTGCGGATGCTGTGCCAGTCACTCGGGTGACAGATGATCGCATCCGGCTCCGCGAAGCCCGTCTCACGGTTGGTCGTGATGCCGTTGTGGATCGCGGTGAACACGTCGTCCGCGCCCTTTGCGACCGAGCCGACCGCCGTGCGCCCAGCATCGAGGAAGCCCTCGATCTGCGGGGCAGTGCCGGTGCCGACGATGATCTGCCTGCTCAGCTTCTCCAGCACGCCCGCACGCATCTCCGCGATCAGCTCGTCGAGCAGGCCGGGGACATCCGCGATCTGCTCGTCGGTCACCGGGAGGTGGTGGGAGATGCGCCGCAGCGTCTCGCTCACCTCGGTGTAGACGAAGGCCGACTCGGCCGCAGCCTGGAGCGTGCCGTCGACGCTCTCCAGCTTCTCAGCCGCGTTGTTCGTCCGAGTCGTTTGCTGCATGAAAATGTAGGCGCTATTGGTCGTCGCCGTGAACGGGATGAGGTCCGTCAGCAGCGTCATCTCGCGGCCGGCCAGCGTGCTGCCGGGCTCGCGGATCGTCTCTGCGGCCCAGCCTGCGCCGAGGCTCATCACCGTCTTCGTCTCGCCCCTGAGCCACGCCTTCAGCTCCTGCGGCGGGATCGGGAGGGTGTACTCGCGGCCCTTCTGGAAGTCGGGACCGGTAAGCAGCTCGAACGCCTGGTGCTCGACGCTCTTGAACTGCGCGGGCTTGGCGTGCTTGGCACCGTCCGGCGCAGGGGCGCTGCCCACCAGCGCGTCGTCGAACGTCACGCGGTCCACGGCCTGCTGCCGTGCAGCGAGCGCGTCCTTGCGGGTGCCGAGCACGTTCAGGCGGTCCACCATCGCCGCGAGGCCGATGCTCTTGGATCGCTCGTCGCCCTCGACGGCGGTGATCTTGCTGGCGTCGTACTCCGTGCCGGCCTCCTTGAAGGCGGTGGAGAGCTTGGCGCTCAGCGCGTTGTACTCGGTCTGCACGTCGGTCAGCGACATGCGCCCCACATCGGGGGTGGTGGTGCCTGCGGTGTCGGTCATGATGCCCTTCGTAGAACGTCGGCGAACTGCAAGTGCAGCCGCGACAGCTCGATCTCTGCTTGCTCGGCATCCGGCGCGAGCACGTCGTCCAGCCGGAATCGGAGCTCCGTAAGCTGGGTCACCAGCTCCACGATGCTCGCGCGACTGTCAGCGCCCAGCGTTCTGCCCTCGGTGGCGCGCATGGCGGCTCGTGCCTCCACCCGCTCAATCAGGTCAGCAATGCCAGCGATACCGCCAGCGATGTGCTCAGTGAAGGAAAGCCCCAGCGACTTGACGTGCTCGGTGCGCGTGCCCATGCCGGCACCGCGTAGCACCGGGTCCACGCTCCACACGTCGATGCCCTTGAGGAAGCGCACCTCGGCGCCGTCGAACTGCCCCGGCTCCGCGATGGTGGGCTGGAAGATGTACGACCACTCCAGCGTGGAGCCGGCCGCCTTGATGGTGCGGTAGGTATCGAGTCCGCCTGATGTCTCGGTGAAGAAGCGCCCCTCGACCCACGCGCGGTCCGAGTCGCTGTGGATGGTGGCCTTGCCCACGGGCAGGCGGTCCATGTCGTGCTGGTACGCGCCGACCAGCACCTCGGCGCCGTTCTTGAATGCGCCCGGTACGGTCACGTCGCCGTGATGGTCGATGACGTTGAGGGTCGCGAAGGTTGCCGCGAAGTCGCCCTCAGCCTCGCCAGCCTTGAGCTCGACGGTGAGGGTCTTAGTTTCGCTGCCTGCCGGGGGCGTCGTGGGCATCAGCAACCTCCTGCGCGTTGAGGGCACGTCGCGCGGAGGCCACTGGGTCTAGCTAGTAGGCGTCAGTGTATCAGCTAGTCGCCGCGCACGATGTTCCGCGACTTGCAGCGGGGGCAGTCCACGATGGTGCCGGGGGTCGCGCGCACGGCCAGCATCTTCGAGCACGACCAGCAGCGCAGCGGCGCCGTCACCCTCAGCGCCACTGGTTCGCCAGCACCACGAAGTAGGCGCCGACCACCGCGACACCGATGGCCGGGTGGACGAAGCCCAGCGCCACCGCGAGCAGCAGGACGCCCAGCGCCTCGACGCCCTGGAGGATGTACGCGCGCATCGTCACTCCGCGAACACAAACACGCGGGCCTTCGGCTTCGCTGCGAGCGCCCCGCCAGCAATGGCAAGGTTGCGCGCCTCCCAGCTCAAGACCGCCGCCATCGCGATGTCGATCTTGCGTGGCGAGCCCTTGCCGTCCTTCGTGATGACGTACATGTGCTCGCTGTCCTCGTCTCGAAATCCCGTCTCGCGCTTCACTGCGTTGGCGATGTGGCGGGCGAACGTCGGGTCAGCGTCGTGCGTCAGCTCCAGCAGCCTGACCGCCTGCTCGAATGCCTTGATGGCGCGGGCCATCGGGAGGAGTCTCGTGGTGTTGTACGCGACGATCTTGTCACCCCAGCGCGATGACCACGCCGATAGCTGCTCGCCCCACCAGTAGGGATCAGCGTTCAGTCGCCAGACCTCGTACCGCTCCATCGCCTCCTCGAGCGTGGCGTTGACCTCGCCGACCGGCACCTCCCAGTCAGGGTCGAGCTCGTCGCGCTCCCACACGCGGATCACCCACTGGTAGCCCGTCTCGATCTCCGTGCCGACGAGGGCCGTGGCATCCCGCGTGCGCGACCCGTCGAATCCCAGCGTGACCTTCGCGCCGGCCTCGACCGTGCGCTCATCCACCTCGCAGGCTGCCCACTCATCGAGCGTCAGCCAGTTGTGCTCCTCGGCGCGGATCTGGTTCAGGTAGTAGCGGCGCGCGAACGACTCGGATGTGCGCGGGTCCTGGATCTCGCCCATCAGCCGGTCCACGTCGAGCCACACCGACTCGCCCCGCGCAGCCAGCAGGCCGGCGCGTAGCTGCTCCGGGTCGTTCAGGTCCACGCCCTCGGGCGCCTCCAGCGAGTCGTAGAGGATGCCGGTGGAGTCCTGCAGCCACGCCAGCCACGCCGCCTCGGCAACCGAGCCCTCGCCCAGCCGGTGCGCGTTGGTGATGTGCAGGGGGCGCGAGGTGCCGTCCCGCGACTTGGCGGTGTTGGCCGTGACCGCCTCGGCCATCGCCAGCCCCTCGTTGTTGGCGACCCAGTGGTGCGTCTCGTCCATCAAGACGAAGGATGCGCGCGCGCCAGTCACGGCGCGTGGCGAGCTCGTCACCGCCTCCACCCGACAGCGCCCGTCGTGCGCGTAGATGATCTCTTTGGCAAGACTGATCTCGTACTCCGCGATGGCCTGCTTGGAGAGCATGGGCGCATAAAGCGTCATCGCGTTCTTGGTCTGCTCGCGCGCCACTGCCGCCACCTGCACCCACGAGGTAGGGTTCGCCTCGGCGATCGGCTTCCCGTCCGCATCCCACCCGGCGAAGCGGCAGGGGCCGACGAACTCAGCGCAGCAGATAGCCACGCCCAATGGATCTTTGCCCCAGCCCTTCATGCGCCGCAGCACGCCCGAGCGGTAGAGGAAGCGCCCCTCGTCGTCGATGGCGTACCAGTAGAGGACGAAGCGCGTCTGTTCGTCCGTGAAGATCCACGGGTCGCCAGCGCCGGGGCCGTCAGGCTGGAGCAGATAGGTCATGCACCAGTCGATGACCGCCCACCCGAGCGTGCGATCCGCAGGCGGCTGGCCCATCGGCCCGACGCGGACGGCAGGGGGCGCGGGCGCAGTGACCATCAGCCCAGCCGATCGCGGTAGCCCTGCATGAGCGCCACCTTTGGATCGTCACTGGGTACAGCCCCCTCGCCGCGCTCGTGAACCATCCCAGCGCGCAAGCGCGCAACTGGGGTGAGATTGAGTTGGCGCCCCAGCTCCGTTGCCTCGCTAGCAGCGTCGCGCCGCAGCAGCCACAGCGGGGTTCGCACCCACGTTCCGCCCTGCCCCCGCACCAACCGCCCCGCGGTTCTGATCTGCTCATCCAGCTCCACCCACTCGGCCCAAGCGGTGCAATAGCGAATGAGCACCCCGCGGTCGATGCTCGCTAGAATGCCCATGTCCGCGAGCGCTGGCGCGACACGACGCCACTCGCGCTTAGCCTCGGGTGTGAGCGTCGCGGGCATCGACGGGGTGCCGGCCTTCAACACGCCGGCAACGGTGCGCTTATTACGCCGCCGCGCATGAGGCGAAGCTAGCGGGCCGCGCTCACCGGGCATGGGGCGCCCCGTGGAGCGTCGGGGTCGGAGTCGCACCGCCCTCGCCCGCCGGGAAGGCGGGTGCCTCGCTGCTAGGCTTCCGACGCGCGCCACGGTACATGCCCGCACCCATCTCCTCGATCATCGAGAACGACAACTCGGGCACGGTTAGCCTACTCCGCGCCTCGGGATTCAGGAAGTAGACATAGCGAAGCTGAAACCCGACGAGGGGCTTGGCGCCGCTCTCCATCGCGAAGGCAGAGCCGTAGCGCCCATCGTGCAGCCGGTCGTCCAGAGACTTCTTAGCTATCACCCCACCGCCGTCCGGTAGCTGTAGCAGCGTGGTGTTCTTCTTGATCTGTGTGAGCACAAACCCCGTAGCGCGGTAGATAGCGCCATCACCTGACTGCGTGGCATCCGCGAACGACACCACCCATTCCACCTGCGGATAGTGCTGCCGGATCATCCTGAAAGCCACGGACAGCGCCCGCGATTCCGAGTTACGAGGCAGTTTGTCCGTGAATGCCATGCGGTTGAGCTCTAGAAATCCGCTCCACCGGGTTCCCGCTACCAGCGGCCGCATCCGCCTCTTGTCGATAGACGGGCCAAACTGCATAGCACCTTCAAGCCGCCCCTCCCAAAAAACCCCGAGGTGTAGCTGTGAGTTCTGCGTCACCCGACGCGAATAGTGAGCACGCCGCACTAGCGCGTTAGCCGCTGCTGCTGCGATAGGAGCAACGTGCAGCTCCTTAGCGCCCGGCAAGGAATGACTCGCAGATCCGGTGCAACCCTGATCCGTTACGGTTCGCGTTTACCTCGCTCGGACCTGCGGCGGCCTTCACCGCTTCTAGCACGGCAGGGACTTGCTCGCGGTGCAGGACGAAAGTCATCTGCTGATACTCGGGCTCGTCGATGTCGCGCAGGCCTGGGAAGTCTGTCGCGCGAACATTCCCGCCCAGATCATCCAGCTTCGCAAGCATCTCCGGACTGCCCGCCAGCAACGCATCGAGCGCCCCCTCGCCCTGCTCGATTAGTGCAGCAAGGGCGTCTCGATCCGTGACTGCCATCGCCGAAAGAGGGTCCATCGTCGCCAGCACCATCCGCTCCTCGTCCTCGCTCAGCTCGACATAGGTGACCGGAACGGCCTTTTCATCACGCGTGATCGCGAGGGACACTCGGAGATGACCGTCAACCACATGCCCTGTCGTTCGGTTCACGACGATGTTCTGCACCCACCCCACAGAATCCAGCACCGCACCGAGGGCTGACTGCTGCTCCCGTGGATGAATCCGCCAGTTATCCGGGTTCGCGAGTAACTGGTCCGGGCGCTCTGATCCGTGCCCAACGATGCGGTTGATCCAGCGACCGGCCGGGGCGGTCATTTATGTCTCCGCGATACCCGTAC